TGGCTTTATCGAAAGCAAGAAAAATCACCATCGATATGCCTCCCAAGGAAATGCTGGTCGAAGCATTTGAGCGCGAATGGGAAAAGCTGGGCTGCACCAATCATATTCGTGACGTAATGTTTTTGAATCGCACATATGGCGCAGCTGGTATCGTCTATGGTGCAAACGATATTCCAACCGAGGAACCAATCGATCCTTGGAAATTGCCTGACCTGAATATTTACTTTAATCAGCTGGACCCGCTGAACATGGCGGGATCAATCGTAACTAACCAAAACCCCAATGCGCCTGATTTTCAAAAGCCATTGGCGTACACGACAGCAGCTGGTCAACCGTATCACCCAAGCCGTAGCGTTGTGGTATTTAACGGCACTCCGATCTACCTATCGTTTCAATCGTCCGCATTTGGCTATACGGGCCGCAGCATATTCCAACGTGCGGTTTATCCACTGAAGTCATTTATCCAATCGATGGTGACGGATGACTTGGTGACATTTAAGGCCGGTTTGCTGATCTCGAAACAAAAACCGGCTGGATCGATTGTTAACCGGCTTATGCAATCAGCGTCAGCGATTAAGCGCGAATATTTGGCGCAAGGATCAACTGGCAACGTATTGTCGATCGACATCGACGAAGAAATCAGCGCCATTGATTTGACCAATACAGCAACGGCAATGACAACGGCAAGAGATAACATCATTGCCAACATCGCAGCTGCGTCAGATGTGCCAGCGCTATTGCTTAAAGACGAAGCGATGACCAGTGGCTTTGGGGAAGGCACAGAAGACACCAAGGCCATTGTCCAATACATCGATGGCATTCGTGAAGATATGCGTAGCCTATTTGAATTCTTTGACAAAATCGTCATGCACAGAGCATGGAACAGGGAATTTTTCGAGGCGGTACAAAACGAATATCCCGAGGTTTACGGCAAGAAAACCTACGAACAGGCATTCTACGATTGGCAAAAGCATTTCCGCGCTGAATGGCCTTCTCTCATGGAAGAACCGGAATCCGAAAAGGTCAAGGTCGATGAAATTAAGCTCAAAGGCGTGACCGAAATACTTAGGACCATGCTGCCAGTAATCGATCCACAAAACCGAGGGCGATTAATTCAATGGGCGCAGGACAATCTAAACGAGATGGAGAATATGTTTCAAAGCTCATTGGAAATGGATTGCGAGGACATTGCTGAATACGAAATACCCGAAACTGAATTGACGGACTTGCCTAAACTTGCGTGATCGTTATGAAATTTAAAAACGTCAATACTCAGCGCATTATTGAAATTCCCGACGGTCATTTAGATTTATTCCGGTTTATGGTGAAATCGGATCAGTATCAATTTGTCAAAAATGATGATGGTGAACACTGGATTACTCTGAATGGCGGCGACGGAGATGGTCAGCACGTTTTAATTAACGGAGAAGGTAAGGTAATGGCTGGCGCTGGCGGCAAATTGAACGGCGCACATTTAAAAGACGTAAAAACCAAATCTAAGAATGTTGAAAAACATGGTCCTCCAATACCCCAATACCCACCAGCTCCACCACATCAAGCCAAGGAAACTGGTAAAGAAGGCCATGTTGAAGGCACTTACACAGCCAAAGTAAGAGATTTAAAAGAACAATTTAAGAATGTATTAAAAGATAAGGGAATCAAAGCCAGCGTAATTTTTGACAAAAAAAACTTGAGTGTCAGAGTTTCCGTTCCAAGTTATGAGTCAAAATTTTCACGAGAAGAACAAAAATTTATCAAACAATGGATGATTGATAATGAATTTACGGGTGCAATGGGACATCCTATTGATCCTGACTTTTACAATGAAGGTAAAGGATTGACACTAAGTTTTTATCACAATCCCGAATCGGCAAAGAAAAATAAGGAAAGCGCACAACTCAAGCAATCAGCTTCATTGCAGGGTGTCACTGGTCAACAAAGTCACGAAGGCGCAAATCAAAAGAAATTCAATACTTACGTTCCACAGCACACCAATAAAGAAGCTGAAAAATTTGCTGTAGAAAACAATTATGTTGACAATGCAATATTCGGAAAATTAAACGTAAAAATTACCAATGAGGCGCTTTCAAGTCTTTCCGATCATTTGACAGAATTCCCTGAATTGAGAAGTAGGCAAAAGGCTATCGGGTCAATTCAACAACGGGTTGCAATGAATCATGCAATCAAAGTTGCTAAAAACAAAGAGTATTATAGGAAATTCTATCCTGATAAAACTGAAGAACAACTTCAGCAATTATCTGAAAAACATACGAAAAAAGAACGAATTGCTAGTAATACTTGGGCTTATGCGGCATCTCAAGGCGATTTAGCTGGTGTTTTCTTTAATGAAAAGCATTCCGGTAAAGATTTGGAATCTTTGGAAAAAGACCTTAAACGTAGCGTTGAAACAAAATGGCATCCGGTCGGTTGCGACACCATAAAATCGATATATGACCATGAATACGGTCATCAATTAGATTATTTATTGGATTTAAGAAATAACCCAAACATAAATAATCTAGCTCGTGAAATTCGTTCGCGTGAAACCGAAGAAACAAAAAACATGAGTAGGGAAGAAAAAGCTGAATATATAAGGAAAAATGGTAGTTTGATGACAAGAGAGCTATCGAAATATGCAACAACAAATATTCAGGAATTTATTGCTGAAGCATGGGCCGAATATAAAAACAATCCTACGCCGAGAGAATTAGCTAAAAAAGTTGGAACAATCATAAAGGACGAATATGAGCGAAAATTTGGTAAAGCTAGTTAAAAGAATTAGAAATCGTGAAAATGTCCCTCCCTCTGACGTTGTTGGTTTGACTGAGGATGAAATGGAAATTTTCATTGACGAATTCAATCGCCCCCCATTTATAGAATTGGTTGATGCTGGTACTGAGGAAGAATGGGAAAAAGCAGAGGCAGAGAGAAAAGAAATTAACCATGAAAATGGCTATGATGACAACGGCAATATTGTTGATCCACTTCCAACATGACATTTTTCGAAGTACTTACAGCTGCGGTAAATGAATTCATTGAATATGGGTTTGATTCGCAAACTCGTGTCGAGCGTTGGGTGCGGTTGTTGAAAGAGGCAGCTCTTGCACAAATGATCCCCGAGCATCAAATGCAAATAGCGATGGAAAAATCGCTAGGCGCTGCATTTACCCGGCTGGTAACAAAAGGCGGTTTAGTTAATAAGCACGTTTCACGCTACAGCATCGAAAAGCTAAAACCAACCCTTCGTGCTGAACTTGATCGACGCATCATGGCAAGCGCCAATCTGATTAAATACAATCGTCAAGAATCAATTAGCAATCTGCTACGACGTTTTGAAGGCTGGGCCACATCAATCCCACCGGGCGGAACGGACATTGTTAACCGGGTCAAAGAAAAACAAAAGATCAAAAAATCACTTGGCAATGTGACATTTGAACAGCGTCGGGTCATTATTGACCAAACGCACAAATTGATCTCTAACATTAACGAAATCGTAGCTATGGACAATGGCGCGATTGGTGGTCGCTGGCATTCACATTGGCGACAAATCAATTACGACTATCGCAAAGACCATAAAGAGCGCGACGAAAAAATATACGTCGTGCGCGGCAGCTGGGCGGACAAGGCCGGTTATCTCGATCCCAAAAACGGATATACCGATCAAATCACGCAACCCGGCGAGGAAGTGTTTTGTCGGTGCAATTACTCATACATTTACAACTTGCGCGACATGAAAGATTTGTTGACAGATAAAGGCAAAATTGCGTTAGAATCTGCAAAAATGTCTAAGGCCGCATAGATATGCCATTCGCTTCGGAAAAACAACGCAAAGCCATGTACGCCGCCGCTACCGGTAAGAGCAACATCGGTATTCCGAAAGCCGCCGCCAAAAAATTTATTAAGCACAGCAAAGATACGATGGAAGCACCATCATTGCTGGCTTTGCCGACCGAAAAAAATAAAAAGGAAGATTCCGACATCATGGTTCGCGCTGGTGAAAAGCGCAACGAATTAAAAGGTTTGTCGAACGAACTTGCCGAAATTTTCAAACATCTAAGTGAACTCAAAGACGATGAGAGCGAAACAGTTCCGCGCTTTGAGGATGATTCCGAGGCATGGCAAACCAAGGAAGGCAAAAACAAAAATGGCGGCTTAAATGAAAAAGGCCGCGAATCGTACAACAAAACGCATGGCGCACATTTAAAAGCGCCCCAACCCGAAGGCGGCTCACGCAAGGCATCGTTCTGCGCTCGCATGAAGGGCATGAAGGCAAAATTAACGTCATCCAAAACGGCGCATGATCCTGATTCGAGAATCAACAAAGCGCTTAGAAAATGGAAATGTGATGACGATTTGAAAGGCGATCTTTCAAAAATATGCGACAGTATTTTAGATTATGTCTCCGCTATACCTGATGACGATCCTTGCTGGCAGGGATATAAGCAATTGGGCATGAAGGAAAAAGACGGCAAACAAGTGCCAAACTGTGTGCCTGATGCCGCCGATCCAGTAG